ATTCTTCTAATGTAGAACCTGACTTACTTAAACACATAGAAGTAAACTATAATCAATACAAAGTTAATAATAATTTAATAGATTTTGCAGATATGATTAAGAAATTTCTATCTAAACCAGAGTTGTGTCCAAGTTTTTAACACAGTCTTTATAGATGAAGCGCAGGATCTTTCTCCTATTCAATGGCAAATGTATGATATGTTAAAAAATAATTCTAAAAATGTTTATTTGGCAGGTGATGATGACCAAGCAATTTATGGTTGGGCGGGTGCAGACGTAGATAGATTTATAAAAGAACCTGCTAAAGAAAAAGTACTTTCAAAATCTAGACGTATACCTATAGCCGTGCAGGAAATATCCGAAGTCATTACAGAAAGAATCCAGGGATTGAGAGCAACTAAGAATTATTTACCCAGGAATGAACAAGGTTTATGTAGTAAAATCAATAGTTTAGAGAACGTGGACCTATATAATGGTAAATGGTTGATTCTTACTAGAACAATTTCTAGAGCAAAAGAAATATGTGATTTATTGAAAGTTAAAGGTTTATATCATGAGAATAAGCATAGGAAAAGTTATGACACTAAATTATACAAAGCCATTATTAACCACAGCAAATGGTTAAATGGTGAAGATATTCCCGATACTGCTTTAGAAGATATTAAAGAGTATATGGGTGAGAGAGAATTAAAAAAAGATCTGAAATGGTATGAATGTTTTGATACCGCTTCTGCCGATGAAAAAATATATATTAGATTAATGCGATCTAATGGAGAAAAATTAAGTAACGAAGCTAGGATTAAAGTATCTACAATTCATGCAGCTAAAGGAGGAGAATGTGAGAATGTAATATTAGTATTAGATAATGCTAAAAAAATAAGAGAAGCTACGGCTCATAGTATAATAAAACGTGACGAAGAGCACAGAGTATGGTATGTAGGGTGTACGAGAGCAAAAAGAAATTTATATTTAATGAGAGCAAAAATAGAAAGGAAGGGTTACCAGTTATGACACATAAAGATATATTTAACGATTCATTTCCACAAGATAAACAGATAGGTGGATCCCATTACAAAAAATTTTTAATTCAACCTTATGAATTTATTTCAAAGAATGCTTTGTCATTCTTCCAGGGCAACGTAATTAAATATGTTTGTCGTTATAAAAACAAAGCAGGAATACAAGACCTTGAAAAAATAATTCATTACTGTGAATTAGAAATTAAAACAATGAAAGATACAGGTACGAAAAAATAATGAACCTTTTTTACGAATAAGATTAAAATTAGAAGCTGAGAAAAAAGAACAGAGAGACTTTATAAAGAAAATCAAGTAATGAAAAGAAGATTACTTAAATATGAAAAGCCGGGTATGCTTTATCACAACAACAAGAAAGGTTTAAATGAAAGTACCTCTATTTGAAGCGCAGACAGAATGGATCGAACCAGAATCTTATCCTGATCTAAGACAGTACGACGAGATTGCAATTGACTTAGAGACAAGAGATCCTGATTTAAAATCTAAAGGTAGTGGCGCAATTATTGGCAATGGAGAAGTTGTAGGAATTGCTGTAGCTGTACCTGGTAAAAAGTTTTATTTTCCTATTGCTCACGCATCTGGGCCAAACATGGATCGTAAGAAAACCTTAAAATGGTTTCAAGATATTTTAAATACACCAGCAGTAAAAATATTTCACAATGCAATGTATGACGTTAGTTGGATTAGATCTATGGGTCTAAAGATTCAGGGACAGATCGTAGACACTATGATTGCAGCCAGTTTAATTAATGAGAATAGATTTAGATTTGATTTAAATAGTTTAGGTTGGGATTATTTAGGCCATGGTAAAAACGAATCAGCACTTAATGAAGAAGCAAAGTCTAGAGGACTAGATCCTAAAGCAGATATGTGGCAGCTTCCGGCGCTTCATGTTGGAGCTTATGCAGAAAAAGATGCAGAACTTACTTTAGAACTTTGGCAGGTGTTTAAAAAAGAAATTACTCACCAGGATATTGAGTCTATTTTCGAACTCGAAACGGATTTATTTCCTTGCTTAGTTGATATGCGTTTCTTAGGTGTCCGGGTAGACCTTCAAAAAGCTCAAGAATTAAAGCGAGCATTAGTGATAAAAGAAGAAAACTTACTCCAACAAATAAAAATAGAAACTGGAATAGATGTTCAGCTAATGGCTGCAAGAAGTGTTGCCAAAGTTTTTGATAAATTAAAGTTACCTTATGAACGAACTGCGAAATCAAATGCTCCCTCCTTTACTAAAAATTTTATTGTTAATCATGAGCACCCTATAGTTAGAATGATAGCTGAAGCTAGAGAAACTAATAAGGCACATACTACATTTATAGATACCATAATTAAACATGAACATAAAGGTAGAATCCATGCTGATATTAATCAAATAAGATCCGATCAAGGTGGGACAGTGACGGGTAGATTCAGTTACTCTAATCCAAATTTACAACAACTTCCAGCTCGAAATAAGGAACTTGGACCTATGATTAGATCCATATTTCTTCCAGAAGAGAAACATAAATGGGGTAGTTTCGATTACTCACAACAAGAACCACGTCTTGTTGCACACTATGCAGCGCTTCATAAATTTCCATCCGTCAATGATGTAATTGATAGTTATGAGAATGATACTTCAACAGATTTCCACCAGGTAGTTGCAGACATGGCAAAAATCCCTAGATCTCAAGCCAAGGTAATTAACCTAGGTCTTTTCTATGGTATGGGTAAAGCAAAGCTACAAGCAGAACTTGGAGTATCAAAAGAAAAAGCAGCAGAATTGTTCGAGACGTACCACGCTAAAGTTCCCTTTGTTAAGCAACTAACTAATAGTGCTTCTAATCGTGCCCAGGAGCGTGGCCAGATTCGAACCTTACTGGGACGATTATGTAGGTTTCATTTGTGGGAGCCTAATCAATTTGGTATGCATAAAGCATTGCCTCATGAAGAAGCATTGCAAGAACACGGACCAGGGATAAAAAGAGCTTACACTTACAAAGCTTTGAATAAATTAATTCAAGGATCCGCAGCAGATATGACAAAAAAAGCTATGTTAGATTTATATAAAGAAGGTATAATAGCTCACGTACAAATTCATGATGAACTTTGTGTTTCAGTAAAAGATGAGAAACATGCAAAACAGATTAAAGAAATCATGGAAGACTCCGTCTCTTTGGAAGTTCCCAACAAAGTAGACTACGAATTTGGAGAAAACTGGGGTAAAATAAATGGTTGATTATGGCTTATTTAAATGCAAACATACCACCGCTTTACGCGCAAATTAGGAAGGAGTTTTTATATGACAATAAAAAACATCATGGAGAAGTTGAAGATTGTGTTATCTTTGGCATCACATCTATGGGAGGCCGTGCGATTTTATGGCACGCTCTTATGGAGAATGGTGCGATCTTTTATAGGTTGCCAATTACGGCTTTTATTCAACGTGGTTTTTCAACCCGAAAAATGTTCCCATTAAAAGACTTGATGAACTGGAACTTTGGAATTCTTTTAGTTATCACCCTGCTGTTACTTCTTGGGCTATTTTAAGCGCAGCTTCAGGAAAATACATAGGTAAGGATAAAAAATGGCATCACGGTACTTATCTTTTTACTGTTAACTGGGCCCACCCAGATGCTAATATCCTAGACACTGATCACTCAGAGATCCCACACGAACATAAGTGTGCACACATTATCGCTTTAGATAATGGAAATTATGCTGCTCAACCCAATAATAGATGCATTTGGGACTTACCTTCTTTTACGGTTAAGGACAATATCCCTGATTGGAAAGTCCAAACATCGGAATGGAATGTAGAAGACACGGGAAACTGGAAGACCCAGGATACCGATAATTTTTTTTATGAGATAGAGGAGAGAAAAATGATTAATAATGGAATATGTACAAGTTGCGATCATAGACATAGAGGAAAAAACGAATGTTCTTTCTGTGATTGTGTGTGGCAACATCAAGAGCCTGAAAAAAAATCTTGGCTTAAAAAAATAATCAACTGGTTTAAATAAAATGATGGTAAAGTGTAAAACTTGTGGCCACGGGTGTCATTGCAGTGAAGATAAAATAGATTCAGAACACTACACACCTTTAATGGATTTATGCGAGTC